TTACGACCAAGAGAAAACAGTAATACCAATTCACGACCATAAACTCGATGCTCTGACCGACCTGATTGAATCAGCAAACGGAAAGCCCGTCCTTGTCGCTTACTGGTATACGCACGACTTCCTGAGAATTTCTGAACGACTGCACAAACTGCATATTCCGTTCACCGAAATGAAAACTTCGGACGATATCCGAAAATGGAACAGCGGAGAAACCTCTGTTGCATTGATACACCCTGCCTCTGCCGGACATGGACTGAATCTGCAAGCAGGAGGAAGTACGCTCGTGTGGTTCGGCTTGACATGGAGTCTGGAACTGTACCAACAAACAAATGCGAGACTGTGGAGGCAAGGGCAGAAATCAAGAACTGTGGTAATCCACCACATTGTCACGAAAGGGACGATTGATGAACGTGTGATGAAAGCCCTTGAAAGCAAAGATAAAATACAAAATGAACTGATGAATGCGGTCAAAGCAGAACTGGAGGTAGTGAAATGACAGCAAAAGAATATCTGGAACAGGCAAGGTATCTCGACCAGAGGATAAACAGCAAACTGACACAGGTAGAGTCCTTACGTTCTCTTGCAACAAGGGTGACAACGGTGTACAGCGATATGCCACACAGCCCGACACCTGATAATCACAAACTTGAAAAAATCATTGCAAAGATTGTGGACTTGGAAAATGAAATTGACACAGACGTGGACAGCCTTGTGGATTTGAAAAAGGAAATCATGAACGCAGTAAACGCTGTGGAGAACGATAAATACAGAGTATTGCTTGAAATGCGTTACCTTAGCTATCAAACATGGGAGCAGATTGCTGTAGCTATGGACTGTGATATAAGACAGGTTTACAGACTGCACGGACACGCTTTAGAAAAATTTTCTTTTTGAATTGTCCTAAAATGTCATTGAATGTCATGGTCGAGGTGTGCTATAATATAAAATAGCAAACAATGTGAAAAGCCTTTGCAGTCCAATGACTGTGAGGGCTTTTGTTGTGTGGAAGGGAGTGAACGGCAGTGCCAAGGAAAGCAAAGCGACCGTGCAGTCACCCCGGCTGTCCCAACCTGACAGACGGACGGTACTGTGAGGAACACAAGGCTCTGCATCCAGACAGACCCTCAGCAGCAAGCAGAGGGTATGGGAGCAAGTGGCAGAGAGTAAGCAAGGCTTACCTCCGCAAGCATCCGTTGTGCGTGAAGTGTCTTTCCGAGGGAAAGTATGTGTCAGCGAGTGTCGTTGACCACATCGTTCCGCACCGTGGTGACAAGCTGTTGTTCTGGAATGAGAGCAACTGGCAAGCCCTGTGCAAGCCGTGCCACGACCGCAAGACCGGCAATGAAGACAGCAGACCGGAATACGCCTACACAAAATGAAAGCAGTGAGAAACAGATGTCCTCACTGCTTTTAGATTATGCGGATCGTGTTGTCTTTGTGATGTTTCTGCGATTAACTGCCGCTGTATCAAGCTCACCTTTAATTTCATCGGCAATGCGTCTCGCAACATCATCAATGAGGTCAGCAATACGTGTATAACCGTGTTCGGTCATCCAATGGTTGTCAGCAGCACGACCACGAACTATTTTGTCATTCTCATTGATATAACTGTAACCTTTTTCCATTTGATACCCTCCCTTCTTTTAGTCGTTCATGTCAATATAGCCGGTTGGAGATGTATCTGGGTATGAACCATCTTCAATGGCTGCCTGAACTCCTCGTGTGAAGCCATGCTCAAGCATATCATCACGATGTCTTATCTCAGCTTTAAATCGCTCTTCTTTGAGGACATTCGATATCGTCCCCTGAGACACCCCGTATAACTGTGCGACCTTCGACTGTGAAAAATGGTCTTCGTCACAAAGCTGATGAATGCGCCTGCGCTGTTCTTCAGAAAAAGCACTCTTCGGCATAACAAATCCTCCTTGATATTATCTTAATGCTGCAACATGATTATATCACAAAAAATAGCCGTTGTCAAGATATATTTAATAACGCACGCATTAAATCGTCAATGTACACAAGCAATTGCGTTTGTGTAATATCGAAATGCACATATCGTACAACCATTTAGGACAATCCACTGTACAGGGAGGAGCTGGGGACTGCCGGGCGGGGGTATCGAAATCTCTACTGAGCAGCGATCACAAGACCGGCGTCCCCCTTCGTGTGCAAAAATCGCAATTCAAACAGGGTATTACCCCCCCCTTACTCAATATTTATTTATATTTTTTATGATAACATTTGCATAAAAGGTGATGCTATGGCAAAAGACGGAACAAATCGTGGCGGTGCGAGAGTAGGTGCAGGAAAAAAGAAACAACCGCTATTCGATAAAATTACCAGCGGAAAAGCTGAAAATGAGAAAGTGATGCTAAAACCTGCAAAATTAGACAGCAAACAAGTGCCTAAAATTAAGGACTTTGCAAAAGAACTACAGGCAGACGGAAGTAGTTTACAGGCAGATTCGATATTTGATGAAACTGTACAGTGGCTGAAAGAACGCAGTTGTGACCAGCTTGTCAGCCGTCAGCTGATTGAACAATATGCCGTTTCGGCTGCAAGATGGATTCATTGCGAATCTATGGTCTCACACTATGGCTACATATCTGAACATCCGACAACAGGAAATGCAATTGCATCGCCGTATGTTTCTATGAGTCAATCCTATCTGAAAGAAGCTAATTGTCTTTGGCAACAAATTTTTCAGATAGTCAAAGAAAATTGTTCAGAAGATTATGGAACACAGGGTGAAGATATGATGGAAATTTTGTTAAGAAGAAAAAATAAATAATCGTGTAAAAATGGAGGTGATATTTTGGCAAAAGATGGAACAAACAGAGGAGGTAGAAGGGCAAAAGCTGGAAAAAAGCCTGCATCTCTATACGAAAAAATACAAAATGGAAAATCTGCTGTCATTATGGAACCACCAACAACAGAACTGAATGGTTTTGAATTGGAAAGTCCAGAATCAATTCAAGGAAATAATGTACCAAATCCAAGTGAGTATTTATCACAAATACAGCGTGATGGTAATTCACTTGGTGCAGATGAAATTTACAAGGAGACATGGGAATGGCTGAAAGACCGTGGCTGTGAAAAAATTGTTAACAATCGTCTGCTTGAAAGCTATTCTCAGGCATTTGCACGTTTCATTCAATGCGAGGATGCAATTAGTCGATATGGTTTACTCGGGAAACATCCTACTACGGGCGGTGCAATTGCCAGTCCTTTCGTACAGATGAGCCAGTCTTACCAAAAACAGGCAAATTTATTATGGTATGAAATTTATGATATTGTAAAACAAAATTGTACACATGAATTTACAGGAAATCCGCAGGCAGATATGATGGAACGCCTTCTGAATTCTAAAAAATAAGGAGGACAGCAAATGAAAGCTGAATACGACTCTCTCACAAAGAAGTGGTTCAAACAGCACCCTGAATCATGTACAACTGTCGTGAAATGTAAAGAGTGTGGTTTGTATTACAAACCGTTATTAGGTCACAAATGTAAAGTAAAGCGAGGAAACAAGACATGAAAGACAAAAGTACAGAATACTACCTTGCTGACATAAACACTTTGATTCCGTATGCAAGAAATGCAAGAACACATTCCGAGGAACAGGTCGCACAGATTGCCGCCTCAATCCGTGAGTTTGGCTTTCTGTCTCCTATTATCGTATCTGAGGACGGAACAATCCTGTGCGGTCACGGTAGATTTTATGCCGCACAGAAACTCGGTTTGAAGAAAGTCCCATGCATCAAAGAAAGTCACCTGACTGAAACCCAGAAAAGAGCGTACATTCTGGCAGACAACAAGCTGTCACTGAATGCAGGGTGGGACGATGAAATGCTTGCAGTTGAATTGACCGAATTGCAAGACGAGGCTTTTGACCTGTCTCTGATTGGTTTCGATGAAAGTGAGTTGGCAGACCTTTTCGCAGATGATGAAAAGAAAGCAAAAGATGATGATTATGACCTTTCAGCGGCATTGGAGAAAGCCGCATTTGTAGAAAAGGGTGATATCTGGACGGTAGGCAGACACAGACTGATGTGCGGTGATGCTACCAGTGCAGATGATGTTGCCAAGCTGATGGACGGAAAGAAAGCAAATCTCATCGTGACAGACCCTCCGTACGGAGTTTCGTTCAAGAGTTCTGACGGACTGAGCATTCAGAACGACAGCATCAAAGGCGATGATTTTTATAATTTCCTGCTGTCAGCCTTTCAGAATATGGCGACAAACCTCGAAAGCGGTGGTTCAGCTTATGTATTCCATGCAGATACTGAGGGACTGAATTTCAGAAAAGCCTTTATTGATGCAGGATTTCACCTTGCAGGTGTGTGCATCTGGGTAAAGAACAGCCTTGTTCTCGGTCGCAGTGATTATCAGTGGCAGCATGAGCCTGTCCTGTTCGGCTGGAAAAAAGACGGAAAGCATAGATGGTATGCCGACAGAAAGCAGACTACTATCTGGAACTACGACAAACCAAAAAGAAACAAGAATCACCCGACAAGCAAGCCTCTTGATCTGCTTGGTTATCCGATTTGCAATTCTTCACAGGAAAATGCAATCGTGATTGATACATTTGGCGGCAGCGGTTCAACTCTCATGGCTTGTGAGCAGACCAACCGCATCTGTTACATGATGGAACTTGATGAAAAGTATGCCTCTGTCATTCTTCGCAGATATGTGGAGGATACCGACAATGCAGATGGTGTGTATGTTATCAGAAACGGTCAGCAGATTTCCTACGCTGACCTTGTGAAAGAGGTGGAAACCTGATACAAGAAAGACCTCGCAAGTTCATGCGAGGTCTGTTTCGTTTCAGCAAATCAGGTCATCAATCTTGCATTCAAGAGCCTGAGCGATTTTGTAGAGGTTGCCGACCGTAATGTTTTCAGTGCGAACGTACTGGTTTTCATAGTCTGCAACTTTCTTGTAGTGAACTCCTGACTGCTCCGCCAGTTCCTTGCGGGTCAGCCCTTTCTGCTCACGGACTTCTTTGATTTTATTCGTCATACTCGTCCTCCTGTTCACAGATTTCGGAGAGTTCCACATTCAGCACCTTGGAGAGTTTGATAGCGTTGGCTACTGTTCCCCATTCCTTTGTTTCGATGCTTTCAATCACATCGGCAGGAATACCGGATTGCTGTGAGAGTTCAGCGATTGTCAGACCAGACTTGGTACGGGCATCTCTGATGCGGATTGTTGCCTCGCATTCTGTAACTTCGTAGCCTTCGGTATCGCAGAGAATCAAGGTTACGAAACTTCTGTCATTGACAGCGACCTGTCTGATGGGTGTTGCGGTGGGAATCGGAGTACCATCCTTTTCAGCACTTGCAAGCATCATGGTGAGTGCATCTTCTGCCATTTCCATTGCATCGACCAGAGAATCACCGCTTGTGTAGCAGCCGTTCACATCAGGAAAATGGACTGAATAGAGGTCGTTACCTTCTTCTGTGAATACTGCCGGAAAAACATACTTTGCCATTAAAATCAGCTCCTTTTTATTTTCAGGGTGGAAAGCGAACGAGCGAGTTCAACTGCTTGGCATGAGGAGCAGAATCTTTTCAGTTTGCTTCATACCTTGGTTGCCCCGTAGGGGCAGGGCTTATTTCAGCCCTGCATCTTTGAGAATGCTGTTTGCCGTTCCGGTGGCTATTTCTTTGCCGTTGTGGCGGTCAACTGTGAACTGCTTTCCGGTCTTGGGGCTGTACCAAACCTCGTGGTTGTTACCCTCTCGAATTTTGTAGCACCCTGCTTTTTTAAGCATTCTTTTCAATTCGCTCGTTTTCATTCGCTTTCCCTCCTTTCTGTAATTATATTATACCACGTTTTCGTGGAAAAGTCAAGCCTTTTTTCAAAATTTTTTGAAAATTTTCAAATTTTTTATAGGAGAATCGCCATGAAAGAACAAATCACACTCGGCAGTCTCTTTGACGGGTCAGGCGGTTTTCCGCTTGGTGGACTGCTTGCCGGAATTAAGCCTGTCTGGAATTCAGAAATCGAGCCGTTCCCTGTCCGAGTGACTGAAAAGCGACTGCCGGAAGTACAGCACTACGGTGATGTCAGCACCCTGAACGGTGCGGAACTGCCGCCTGTGGATATTATCACTTTCGGCTCACCCTGTCAGGACTTGTCGGTCGCTGGGAAAAGAAACGGCTTAGACGGCTCACGCTCCGGTCTTTTCTTTCATGCGGTCAGAATCATCAAAGAAATGAGGTGTGCAACCAATGGCAGATACCCAAGGTTCTGTGTCTGGGAAAATGTACCCGGAGCATTCTCGTCCAACGGAGGCGAGGACTTCCGAAGTGTCCTCGAAGAAATCTGCAAAGTCAGCGACAGTGCAGTTTCAGTCCCTCGACCTGCGAAGTGGTCAAAAGCCGGAGAAATCATGGCAGACAGCTACTCTGTCGCATGGCGAACTCTCGATGCGTGTGGCTGGGGAGTTCCCCAGAGAAGAAAACGCATCTACCTTGTCGCAGATTTTGATGGACAATGTGCCGGAAAAATATTATTTGAGTCCGAAGGCTTGTCAGGGTATTCTCCGCAGGGCTTCCGAGCGTGGCAAGGAACTGCCGGAGGTGCTGAAAACAGCACTGGAGCGACAGGCAAATTAAAATCGGCAGGATTCTACACCGAGCATTCAGCTCAGTCACACAGTATCGGCTACGAAGAAGAAAAAGCACCGACAGTCCGTGCCTCTAAAGTTCCGGCTGCTGTCATGCTCGAAAATCACCCTACAGACAGCAGAATGAAAATCTGTGAAGATGGTCTGTGCCAGACATTGACTTCACGAATGAGAACAGGCGGAAACAATGTCCCCTGTCTGCTTGCTTACGGAATATGCGGAAAATACAGCAATTCCATGATGAGCGACAATCCGCACAGCGGTTTCTATCAGGCTGAAACGAGCAGAACTCTTGATACCAGTGACCAGTCACCTACGAAAAACCAAGGCGGTATGGCAGTGATACAACCTGTGTACGCAACAGGCAAATCGAATTTCCATGCAAGAGTTGCAGAAAACTTTGCCGAAACTTTAGTAGCAACTGATTACAAAGACCCACCGACTGTTTTCTTTGCTCACGACCCTATTGTCCGCAGACTGACACCGACTGAATGTGCCAGATTGCAGGGCTTTCCTGATTGGTGGTGCAGTGACCTCGGCATTGAAAATCCTACCGAGGAAGAAATCGACTGCTGGGTAGAGGTTTTTGAAACCCACCGAAGAATCACCGCACCAGACACCAAGCCGAAAAGCAGAAATGCCGTTATCAAGTGGCTGAAAAATCCGCACAGCGATTCCGCTGAATACAAGATGTGGGGCAACGGTGTGGCTTTGCCGTGCGTTTATTTCGTTCTTTCAGGTATTGCGTACTATGCACAATCTGACGGGTTCTTCCGCATTTCGTGATGATGTGTAAGATACACAAATATCAAGGCTGTATTTTCCGCTATATTCTGTACATTTAGCGGCTTGCTATTTCTCCGGTTTAGAGTTAATATGTTACTACCGAAAGGGAAAACAACCTAAACTCAGGAGGATACGAACATGAACGCAAAAACAGAAGCACAGATTGCAAGAATGAAAGAGCAGACCATCGGGGTCGAGGTGGAGATGAACCACATCCGCAGAGATAAGGCTGCACAGGTTGCCGCCGACTTCTTCGGAACAGGCAGAATTCAGAATACAGCCTTCCGCAACGGGTACAGCACTTGGAGTGCTTGGGACGAGCAGGGCAGAGAATGGAAGTTCCAGAAGGACGTAAGCATTGCAGGACCCGATGACGAGAAGTGCGAAATGGTCACACCGATTCTGACCTACGCTGATATGGAAACTTTGCAGGAACTCGTCCGCAGACTTCGCAAAGCCGGAGCGATTTCCAATCCGCAGGTTGGGGCAGGCGTTCACATTCACATCGGTGCAAACGGACACACGGCTCAGACACTCCGCAATCTAGCAAACATCATGGCAAGCCACGAAGAACTTCTTGCAGATGCACTGAA